CTATTTCGACCGGTCGTCGGTGGAAACGTCGCCTTCCAGCAGCTCCGCCCACCGATCGAACAACCAACGCCGCCGGTCGAGATGCTGCGACCGGTTGTACGCCGCCTCGACGGCCGAGGCCTGGACGTGGGCCAGGGCGCGATCGATGGCGAAGCGATCATCCGGATACCGCTCGTTCAGCGCCGTCGAAAAGGTGGCGCGCCATCCATGCGGCACATGCCGCCCGGCGAAACCGCACCGCGCGTACAGCGCGCCGATCGCGCCCTCGCCGATAGGGCGGCCTCCGCGATGAAAGATCAGATCCGCGCCGCCGGCGAGCCGCGCCTGGCGCAGCACCGCGACGGCCGCCGGCGACAGCGGCACGAGATGGTCATTCGCCGCGTCCGCCTTCTTCGCGACCGCCATTTTCATCCGCGCGGCCGGAATGCGCCACAGCGCCGCCGGCGCGGGCGCGTCGGTCGACCAGTCGACGCCCTCGATCTCGTCCCACCGCGCACCGCGCACGGCCGCGAGGCGAACAGCGGTAAGCGCCAGGAATCGCGACGCCAACCGGATCGCCGGCGCAACGCGCGCGCGATCGGCGGCATCGAGGAGCGCCCGCGCCTCGCCCAAATCCTCCAGCGCGGGCTGGCGCTGGACCGGCGCACCGGTCGCCAGTTCGCCGACCAGGCCAGCGGCGGGATCGTCGTCGACGATGCTCCGGGCACGCGCAAAGCGGTAGATCGCTGAGACGCGCTGCGCGATGCGGCGTGCCGTCTCGGCCGCGCCGGTCCGCGCGATCTGACCAAGCAGGCGCAGCAGCTGCGGGGTGGTGATGGCCGACGCCAGATCCTCGCCGATCGCCGGGAAGACATGACGCTCGAGGCTGGCCAGCACGTCGGCCGCGTTGACTTCGGTCCAGCGATCACGCCGCGCCTCGTGCCAGTCGCGGGCCAGCTGCTCGAAGGTGATCGCCGACTGCGCCAGGCGCTCGGCCATCCTTGCAGATATTGCCTTCGGCTGCACGCCCTGGACGTACATCCCGCGCGCGACGCTCGCTGCCTCGCGGGCATCGTCGAGCGACACATTGGGCCAGTCGCCCAGCGAAATGACGGCCTCGCGCCGGTCGGCCCTGATCCGGACGCGCCAGGCGCGCAGGCCCGATGGGGCGACGAACAGGTGCAGGCCCAGGGCGTCCCAAATTTTATAGGCGCGGGGCTTCACCCGCACGCGCTGAAGGGCGGCGTTGGAAAGCATATCGATATCCGAAAGCACGAACGCCCCCGCCCAGGTGGACTAGGCGGGGGCGTTCATTTGGAAGGAAGTCCAGGGCGCGGCGCGGTAACGAAGCCTTCACCCCAATGGGTGAAGCTGTCGGGCAAGGTCTGCCCAATATCGAGGCGGACATACCCTCCGCCCCGATATGCGCGAATCGGCAGATTTATGCGGGTTTCGGCGACCGACATGCGGCCGCCATTCCCCCGCGATACCCCCCTAGATGGCCTTGATCGCGGGCTTCAGCCCGCTGACGCGGGCCGCCCATCGGTTGTGGACGTTCGGTTCCGGGTGGGTGCCGTCACCGGTTTCGGTGGTCGCGATCGCCGCCCCGGCCGCGTGGGCATAGCTCGGCGTGATCGAGGAGAGCAGGCCAAGGGTGAACGTCCCGTCGCTGTTGGTCGTGACGGTGCTGATCGAGCCCTTGAGTTCCATGCTGCTGGTACCGGGCTCGAACAGGATGTTCGTGCCGCGCAGCGGTGCCGTCGAGGCGGTGATCGTCACCGAATTGACCGCCGTGCCTGCGGCCAGCGCGGTGGTCAGCGTACCGCCACCCGCCTGGGTGAATGCGGTTCGCTTCCAGACCGGGCCATAGCCCGAGCGGATCTCCTGCTGGTCGGGCCGCAGGTCGACCGCCATCGCCAGCGGCGCCGGGCAGGTCATGAGCCAGTCGTTGAACCAGTCCAGGGCGATGCCCGCCGTGTAGGGGCGCGGCTCCTGCCCATCGAGCGTGGCATAATTGGTCGTCGTGCCGCTGGTCACGCGCGCGCTGACCGTCGACTGGATGATCGGGATGCCCGGAAACGTCGCGGCGAGGAAATCCCACCATGCCTGCGCCCGCGCCTTGAGGAGGGGCAGCGCTTCTTCCGGGCTGGTCGGCGTCGAAAACCCGGAGAAGTCGTTCCGCAGGCCCTGCGACCAGATATGGGTCATCGGCCAGCGTCCGCCGTTCATATCGCGGATCGCGGCCAGGGCCGCGTAGCGCTGGCTGAAGCGACGCGACCCCGCCGTTACGTCCATGAAATCTTCCATGGACGCGCCGTGGTGGCCGAAATTGCCGACCCCGAACGGTCCGCCGTTCGACGTATCGCCCAGGCCCTTGGAGATACCGCCGACCAGCATGCGGGCGGACGGCTGCCAATCATTCTGCTGGGTGATGCTGTCGCCAACCAGCAGGATAGCGGGCGTCGAGCCGTCATACCGGACCAGGGTCGCCGCAGGCTTATAGCCCCGCGCAGTATCCGGTGCGCTTCCCGGGATCTGGCCACCCGTCGCGGCCGACGACGATACCGCGCCGGCGCGACGGCGATATTCGCCGAAGTTGGCGTCGGCGTTCCAGCCGGTGGCGCGCTTGCCGCCCGCCGGAGTGGTCAGCGACACCCGCTCATAGCCGCCGGCGAAGGCCGGCCGCGCATCGGTGATGGCGAAGCCGCCATCGGGCATGACGATGCTCGTCGCCCCGCCGAACGTGGCCTGGGCGCGGGTCCCGGTGCCGTTCGCCCCGGTGAACGTCACCGAGAATTCGATGGTGTTGACGTTGCCGGGCGGCGTTTCCAGCGCGGTCGGCCCGCCGCTGTCCGCCGAGTTGAGCCCGAAGTTGAGGAACAGCGTCCGCCATCCCTCCGGCTGCGCGGTCAGGTAGTTGTCGGCGGTCTCATTGAGGAAGCCGCTGGCGGGGGCATAAGCGAGCGTCGATCCGCTGTTGCCCAGCGTCCTGTAGGGCGATGCGCCGAAGACCAGGTCGCCGGCCTTCGGTCGCTGCGAGATGGGAATGGCGGCGATCGCGTTGGAGAGCGCGATCGCCGACAGGCCAAAGCCGAACCCGAACATCAGTCCACCGCCATCATGTCGGCTGCGGTCGTGCCGGTGGACTTGATCAGCTTGAAGCGGAGCGGGTGATAGCCGACCCACAGCTTCCAGGTCCGGTCTGCGGTATCGTCGCGGAGCCGCCCGACCACCGTTCCGGCGGTGCCGACCATGATGCCCTTGGGCAGAAAGGGCAGTTCGTTGGCGTCGTCGGGGACGATCGCCATCGACCGGGTGGCCGCAGCCAACACGGAGTCGGCGTTGGTGCCGAAACGATCTTGGGGCATGGTGCTGTCCTTCAGTTGGAAATGATGAGTTCGCTGACCCGCTTCGCGCTGCCGGAGCCGACCGTGTAGGTCGTCTCGACGTCCTCGATGTCGAAGCGGGAGAAGACGGCACGCGCGCCGTCGGTGGCGTTGATCGAGAGGATGAAGCGGCCGCGAATGGTGGCGAGCTGGTCGGCCAGGCGCTCGAAGTCGGCGCGCTCGAAGACGCCGGTGCCGTAATCGTCCTCGCAATCCCAATAGGGCGGATCGAGATAGAACAGCGCGCGCGGGTCGTCGTAGCGCTCGATCACGGCCGCATAGCCCAGCCGCTCGATCGTCACGCCGGCGAGGCGCGCGGTCAGCTGCTCCAGATTGGGCAGCACCTTGCGCGGGTCGAACCGGCTGGAATTGCCCTTGTCGACGCCAAAGACCCGGCTGCGGATCTTGCCGCCGAAGGTCAGGCGCTGGAGATACAGGAACCGACCGGCGCGCTCGATGTCGGTCAGCGTCGTCGGATCGACGCGGCGCTGGCGTTCGAATTCGTCCCGGCTGGACAACCGGCCGCGCAGATCCGCTGCCAGTGCGTCGGGATGCCGCTGCGCCACCCTGAAGAAATTGATGACGTCGCCCGAAATGTCGTTGATGACCTCGACCGGCGCGGGGCGAGATCGGCGCAGGAAGATGCCGCCCATGCCCACAAAGGGCTCGACATAAATCCGATGCGGGGTCGCATCGATGCGGGCGGTCAGTCGCTTGGCAAGGTTACGCTTGCCCCCGAGATACGGTGCGGGGGTCTGGATCGTGGAAATGGGATAGTCCTTCGCGAAGGCACGTCGGCTACGCGCGCGAAGTGGGCCGCCCGGCGGGATGCCGGGCGGATCGTCCGGCGCTCTGTCGCCGGGAGAATGTCAGGTCCGGCCGGGTCACCCCGGCCGGGTGCGCGGGTCAGTCGCCGCGCAGATCGTCAAGCGTCCAGCTCATGAGCAGTTTTGAGAACAGCCCACGCGAGCGCCGCAGCCATGCTGCATACTCCGTTACCGGCTCCCCGGGTGCGCTCCACCCAATCGGCCAGCCCATCGTCCTCTCGTAAAACTGCGGGTTGGGCGTCAGGCCGTTCAGAAAGGAGCCTTCCCCATGCTTCCAGCTCACTCGGACCTGGGGAGAAGATGGCGAGGCGGTCGACGTCGGCTTCCACCCCATCGCCTGCATCGTCGTCCATAGCGTCGACCAGGTGCGTGCCGCCTCGCTCAATGAGTATTGGCCGCCGCTCGTCTTCGAAATGTCGTGTGGCTCCGTAAAGCGAACCGTCCCCGCCTGCACGATCAGGTTCGGAACATACCCCCCGTTTGACGCTGTCGGCGTGGGCCAGGAGAAAGAGCCGCCGGCGACGGTGGGAAGCGCCTGCTTCTCGCGCTGTGAACAGGCCCGCCTTTGTCGTGTAGCCCAGGCCCCGTAGGCTGGCGACGACGTCGGTGAAGCCCAGCGACAGGTGCCCCTCGACGTTTTCGCAGAAGACCCATTCCGGCGCGACCTCTTCCACGATGCGGGCGATATCGGGCCAGAGATGCCGGGGATCGCCCGCTCCGCGTCTGGCACCCGACAGGCTGAAGGGCTGGCAGGGATAACCGGCAGTGATGAGATGAACGCGGTCGCGCCACGGTCGGCCGTCAAAGGATCGCAGATCGTCCCAGATAGGTGCCTGACCCAGGGCCTGGTCTTCCATCCGCGCCACGAGAGCGGCCGCAGCGTGGCCTTCCCTCTCGACGAAACCCACAGTCCGGTAGCGGGGCTCCGCGATGTGGAGCCCAAGATCGAGCCCGGCATAGCCGGCGCAGAACGACAATCCTCGGAAATCGACGTCTTCAGGTTGGAAGAGGGTACGTAGATCCACAATGTCCGCTCCATTGGTCGCTGGTGGCGATCGCTGGCACGTCGGCTACGCGTGCGGATGGTGGTGGCGCCGATCGGGACGATCGGACGCGGCCCGCGCCGGCGCTCTGTTCGCCTGCGGGGATCTGGGGGCGCTGGCGGGGCCAGCGGGAATATCATGATTGGTGGGGCGGTCTCGGCCTATCGCCTCGCCCGGCCGCGTACCGGGCGGTTAGCCGCGCGATAGCACAGAGACCGCGCCCTGCTTATTTCCCGAACGGGTCTTTCATTCAGCAGGCCACCCGGCGAAGCCGGTCAACCTGTGCTTTCCGCGCGCGGGCCACTCCCTTCGGCTAAGTCCGGAGCAGCAAGTCGGCCTTGCCAGTCCGGACCGCCGATCGTCAACCGCCGGTAACGAACCGATACTCGGCCGTCGCCTTTTCGGCCGTGCGCAGCGCGTCATTGCGCTCGGCCGCACTGGACGCGCTGCGCGCCGTCGCGAGTGCCTGGCTGACCAGCTCGGCCGCCGCGCGGACCAGGGCGGCACGCTCGGGCGGCAGGAAGGCAACGAAGGGCGCGGCGAACGCACGCGCCTGGTCGAACTGCGCGCTGACCCGCGCGAGCCGCTGCATCGAGGATGGCGCGCCGGTCGGGGTGGCACACGCCGCCAGGCCCAGCGCCAGGCCGATCGCCGCGATCCGCGCGCTTGCCCCCGTCCCGGGCGGCAGGGTGTCGGTCGCGATGACATGGGTCGAGCGGAAGCGCAGGATCAGCGTCGCGATCGCGACGAAGCCCATGATCGCGCCCACCAGTTGCTCCTGGTCGATGCCGGTGGGCAGGACGTGGAAGACGGAAAGGATGGCGAAGAGTGCGGCGACGATCTGCAGCCAGATGGTCCGGCTCTGCCACCAGTATTTGATGTCGGTCATGATGGTCTCCGGGGGTTCAGGCGGGGCGGCCGACGCGCGCATATTCGGTCAGCGCGTCGAAGCAGGGGCAGGCTTTCAGCCATTCGTTCGGGGTGATCTTCCCGTCGCCGTTGCGATCGGGCGAATAGTCGCGGTGGCCCTTGATGACCGCGGCGATGTGCGCGCCCTTCAACTCGCCCAGCAGATCGAGCAGCGCGGCCTTCTGCGCCGGGGTGCGGGTGTCGGCGGGCTTTCCGTCCGCACCGATGCCGCCGACATAGACGACGCCGATCGACTTGGCGTTGTGGCCCTCGACATGGGCACCGACTAGCGCCTTCGGCCGACCAATCTCGATCGTGCCGTCCAGGCCGACCACGAAGTGATAGCCGATGTCCATCCAGCCCTTTGCCTTGTGCCAGGCGCGGATCTGCGCCGCGTCGACGTCACGGCCCTCCGGGGTGGCGGTGCAGTGGACCGCGATGCTGGTGATCGGGCGGGTGATGTGCGCGCGAGCGGCCGCGCGCCACGGTTCGGGTGGCGTCGTCATGATTCAGGTCCTTCGACTAGGTGGCGGGGGTCAGTGCGCCGCGAGCTCGCCGAGCTCGGTATTCACGCGCTTCATGAAGTGATCGCGCGCGAGGCGGACGAGGCGGTCGGAGCAGACCGCCGCCAGCGACCCGATCAGGACGCGATAGTCGGTCCCGACCGAGACGCCGATGATGCGCGCGGCCGCGTCGCTGATCGCGATCGCGAGAAGGCACAGCATGCCGAGCAACAACAGATCCGCCAGGACGCCGCGCCAGGTCAGCCGCCGCCCCTCGGACAGGGCCAGGCCGTATTTGGCGGCGGTGCCGATCGCCATGCCGGCGATCGTCGGTCCATATTTCGCCCCGGCCGCGCCGAAGATGCTGATCGGCTCGGACATGGTCCAGTCTCCAATATGTGAGGGGGTTACGCGGCGGTGTTGTTGATGATCGTGACCAGCGGCTCGCCCTGGGGGCCGCTGGTCGTCCGGACGTCGAAGCCGGTCGTCACGCTCCGCATCGTGTTGTTCTCGATCAAGCCGCTGGTCGGCCGATCGATGAAGAAGCCGGTGCCGCAGTGCTCGACGATATTGTCGCGGACGGTGATCTTCGACCGGCTCTGCAAGCGCGGCACACGTCCCGGCACCGTCACCGTCGAAGTGGTGGTCCCGGACAGGGTGATGCCACGGTTACAATTCCGGATGACGTTCCCGTAAATTTCGACATTGGCCGAGTCGAACTCGGTCCCGATGCCGATGCCCCAGGAATAGTCCTTCAGGCTCGAATCATAGCAGAGGTTCCACCGGACCACGGCTTTGGTCATGGCGTTGAAGCCGATGCAGAAATTGTTGCCGCGAACGACATTGCCTTCGATCAGGCACGACTCGGTCAGGCAGACGATCGCGCCCTTGCCGCCGCCCGTGTACGCGGCCACCTGATTGTCGCGAATGATCGCGTGGGCCGGGTTCGCGACATAGAGGCTGCTGTTGCGCCCCACCTGAATACAGTCGGCATTCGTGCCGAGCGGCGGGGGAATGAGGTTGCCGATGATGGCACAAAGCCCCCGACACCCTCGACATAGACGGCATCGCCAGCGGCTTTGCCGACATTGTCGTGGACATAGTTGTTCTCGATCCACACGTCGTCGGCCAGCGCGTTGGTCGGAAACGCGATCTCGCTGAACGGCTTGCTCCGAATTTTCACGACGTCGCCCACGGCCGCGCTGCCGCTCAGGGTGAAGCTGATGTCGAGGGAGGTGAACGCGGTTCCGCCGGTCGCCGTGCCGGTGACGGCCGAGCCGTCCGGCCGCTTCACTTGCCAGCGGGTTGCCGATCCGCTGCCCCCGACCGTGCACGTCACGACATATTCGCCGGTCAGCGCCGACTCGGTCGTGGCAAAGGCGTTGACCACAACATCGGCAGGCTTGGCGGTCAGCACCGCTTCGGCTCTGCGGGTGTTGCCCCGGACGGCGATCGCGATCGCGTTGTTATCGTCCAGCGAGCCGTTTCCAGATACCTCGTTGCCGTCGATAATCACGCCCGACGCGCCGTAGCAGTTGATGCCGCGCGACTTGGCCCCGAAGAAGTGAAGGCCGGTGACACGCCAGTCCGACGCGCCATTTTCGTCGCAGGCATAGGTCTGCCCCACGCCGATGCGGGGCCGGGCACCCGTGCCGAACGGTCGATAGGTGCAGCGGTTGGTAGGAAGAAGCGTCTCGGACCAGGTGCCCCCACGCTCGAAAAAGAAGTGCGTCCCGGGCCAGAATTTGGACGTGTCCGGGACATTCGCCATGGTCTTCCACGGCGTCTGCGGCGTGCGACCGTCATCGGCGTCGTTGCCGGTGGGGCTGATGTAGCGGCGAGTTTCGGGCAGGAAGGCGTCGGACGGACTGGCGGCGATCGCCTCCAGCTTGTCGCGCGACACCTCGGCCATGATCCGAATCTCGCGTATCCAGCCCGTGAAGGGCAGCGACCCGTCGCGCCGTGACCCGATGGTCAGCGTCTTGAGCCCCGCCGGGACCGGCACATAGGGGGCGTGGGCAGCGACGCCGGCGCCGGCGATCGAATGCCCCATGGTGCCCACCCGATGGGCAATGCGGAACCGCCCCGGACCGATCAGGCGCGGCACACACGGCTTCTTGTAGCCGCCGCGCAGATTGGCGGTCAGCGCGCCGTCTGTCGTGCGCGAGACGACAAAGCCCGCGCCGTCGGCATTCCCAAGCTCGAACAGGGTGCGCTCGACGCCGTTCTGGAGCGCCATTTCCCCCTCGACGACGATCGTATGGGGCTTGCCCAGGATCGAACTGGTGATGACCGGCAGGTCGGCGACGCGGGTGACGGGCGATCCGGTGACGATGATAGGGCTGGTGATCCGATCGAGCTCGGCCTGCGGCAGGATGACCAGGACCTCGGACAGCGGCTTGACCATGATCCGGCCCTGCGTGCCCAGATTATGGACGCGGCCGACGCGCGCCCATGCCGCATTGGTGAAGGCGTCGCTCTGTCCGCCGCCTCCGGTGACGGTCATGTATCCGCCGCCCGACAGGCACCGGACATAGGCGCTGAAGCCATATTTCCCGCCGGACGCATCGAACATCGGGATGGCGAATTCGGTCGTGCTGCTCGGATTGTAGAGCCGGATGACCTTGCCGGTCATGACGCCCTTGGCGAGCAGGTCATCGAAAAGCCCCGACGCGCGCAACGAAGCGGTGTCGTCGACCACGGTGATGGTGGCCCCGGACGGGCGGCTGTTGAGCAGCGTCCACCCGCTCGCATCGACCGGCGCGATGTTGTTCAGGCCCGACAGGATGTTCGTCGCCGATGGCTCGGCGAGCAAGCCATAGCCCGGAATGATGCGCGGCTGCCCGGCGGGGACCACAGACAAAGCGCCGGTTGGTGCCACCATGATTCCGCCCGGGGACACGATGCCCACCTGCGCGATCGCGGTGACGTCGCCGGTGCGGACCTTCCTCCAGGAATAGGCCCCGGTGGCAAAGGACAGCCGGGCATATTCGCTGGTCTTTGCGGTCTGCACGATCATGCGTAATTTCCGGTGAAGGTCACGCGCAGGCCCAGGGCATTGATGCCAGGTGCCAGCACGTCGACGGTCAGCTCGCCGTCGTCCGGAATATCGGTGACGGTCGGATAGGGCTGGCTGATCGTCGCCGACACGCTGGTCGTCGTGCCGGTCGGGATCAGTAGGGGCGCATTCAGGATGGTCTTGCCGCCCAGCTTCACGTCGAGCCGCACGCCGCCCGCATCGCCCGCCCCCTGGCTGGCACCGTAGAGCGAGGCACGGACGCCGGTCAGCTTCAGCGCGCGCGGGGCGCGCAGGGCGGCGACCTTGACGCCGTTCGCCACCGTGGCGTCGTCGGCGAAGCATTGAAGGATCAGGTCCACCGCCTGTCCCGGTGGCCCGACGACCAGGCCCGCGTCGATCGACTTGCCATCGGTCAGGCGCACCATCAGATGGCCGGTGGCCTGGTCGACATAGGTGTTCGACACGCCGACGCCCTGATCTCCCTTTTCCCCCGCCGGACCATTCAGGACGGTCGATCCGGCCAGATCCTTTGTCGCGGCGATGAGCGCCAGGACCTGCCGCGAAAGAGCATAATTCTCATTCATGATCGGCAGCAGGAAGTAGGACAGCCCGGTCGCGTTCGCGCCCGGATAGGGCTCGACCAGCGTCAGGCTGGTCGGGCCGTCGACCGAGGATATGGGATAGATCGCGCCGGCGATGTTGAGCACCAGGCCGTCATAGCCCGCGAGCCATGACGATCCGGTGCCCGTCACCGTGCGCGATCCGCGCGTGACGGCGATCGTCCCGGCCTGTTCAAATGGGCTGGTCATCGTTTCGTGCCTTCGGTGAGTGCAATCAGTAGCCGACTGCGAACCAGTCGAAGCCGTCCAAGGTCTGTTTCGTGACGTTGGGGGCCTGGGTGTAGACCGACGCGCCGAAGCGGCTGGGCGAGCCCATGTTCTGAAGCCATAGGTCGCGGATATCGCTGCTGCTGTTGATGTACGGCGTCGCGACGAAGCTCATGCACATATTGGGGAACGGGATCGGGAAGACGATCGACAGTGAAGTTTCGCTGTTGATGTACTGCCGATATTGCCCCCACATCATGTAGAAGCCGCCGGGCAGCGCCTGGTAGCCGCCAGCGGGATCTCGCAGGGACTGTTTTGCCAGGAACTCGAAGTCGATCGATCCGGGCTTGAGCCGGTCGACGCGCACGTCGGGCATGTACACGCCGTCGGCGTCCGCGAAGAAGATGGTCTTCTCGGTGCCGTCAGGCAGGACGATCGAGAAGGCGTCGGTCGCGAAGCCAACGGCGGACACGCCATCCTCGATCGCGATCCCCATGCCCGCGACATATTTCTTGCCGTTCTGGGTGGTCTGAACCTTCAGCGTATATTCGGCCGAAACGCCCTTCACGGCGTCCGCCACGGCCTTCAGCGCCTCCTCGACGGTCGCGCCACCGACATTGTCCAGCCGGGCGGCGAGCGTCTTGACGCTTTCCGCCACGATGCCGTTTGCGTCCTTGTACGATTTGTCGACGGTCTGGATCGCCGACTCCAGCGTGACCGTCTTGTCGTTGAGATTGACGGTGATCCGCGTGCCCAGGCCCTGGATGCGCTGGGCGATCAGGTTGCCATCCTTATCGATCAGGATTTCGCGCAGATCCTTTATCGCGCCGGCGCGGTCCAGGCCCTCTTGGGTAACACGGGCACCCATCTCCTGGACGCTTTTGGAAACGGCCTGGTCCGCTTCCGAGCGAACCTTCTCCTCGTTGGTCTGCCAGGCCGATACGCCCTCGCCGTAGTTGGCGATCTTCTTGTCGACCACGTCGACGCTGGCGTAATTGGCATTGGCGATGGTCTTGCGCAGCTGGGTGATGCCCGCCTCGACCTCGCCCTTGACGTTGATCCCCGCCACCTTCCGCTCGCTATCGTCGAGGCGGCTGGTCAGCTGAAGGAAATTCTCGGCGACCTTGTCGCCATTCTTCTCGATCCGCGTCTCCAAGGTCTGGATGGCGGTGAGATTGGTTTTTGCCAGGGCGCTCGCCGCGCTGACGGCCGCCGCGCCGAAATCGATATTGAACGCCGCCTGCTCGTCCAGCTTCGACACCAGCAGATTGTTCAGGTTCTTGCTGACGAGGTTCTTCGTGATCGCGTCGGCCTTGTCGCCGGCGCTCTGGATGGCCGCGACGACGCCCTCGGTGCCTGAGACGGCAGACCACTCGGCTGTTTTGGCAGCGTCGGCGATCGCGAGGATCAGCGGGTTGTTCGAGGCATCATAGACGATCGGGTCGGCCGCCATGACGGGCGCGCGATCGTCGGCATCCCAGGCATAGAAGGACGGATGCTCATAGCTGAGCGTCATCACGCATTCGCCGCCCTGGCCCAGCTCCTGCTCGCGGACCCGGAACAGCACGCGCTGAAAGCTGAGCGGCGCATAGGTGAAGGGCACCAGCGCCCCGACCGGATATTTCCATGCGCGGATATCGAACGGGGCGGTGAAGGTCCGGGGATATTGCTTGCGCTGAAGCGCCTGCTTGGCGATCCGCTGCGCCTGGCTGGCGCTTTCCACCGCGCCCAGGTCCAGCGACAGGATGCGGTCGACGCCGTCCAGGCTGGCGATGCGGACCTCGGGATAATCGACCAGCTGGTAAAGCGACGGTGCGGACGCATCGACATATTTGCCGCGAACGATGTTCGGAATCGCCTCCAGCGACGCGTCGGGCTCCCATCGATGGGGGCCGACGACGTCGTCCGTGGTCAGGCCATCGTCGGTCGCGGCCGCCGCAAAGTCGTTATGCGCGATGTCGATCGACAATTTGCCGCCGGTATCGCGAAACCGCGCGTTGCAGGCCGCACACAGCATCTCGAACCAGATGCGGGGCTCGTCCCCCTCGGACAGCACGCATGCACCGTGATAGCGGGGCTCCGTGCCACCGGCCGAGCGGTTGACCTGTTCGTCGGCCAGATTGGCCGCGACGATGAAACTCGCCAGATTGATCCGACGCTTGGGCACGCCCGACCCGGTCGCCAGCCGCAGCTCGCCCGTGACCGGGTTCCGGATGCGACTGCCCAGCGCCACCCGCAGAATCTGAAGGGGCAGGTTTTCGCCGATCGTGACGCCGTCGTCGGTGACGAAACGCCACGTCGACTGGTCGTCCGCCCGCATCGGGCCATTGCCGCCGGGCACGGTGCTGTCGCGGCGCGGATCATAGAGCTTGGCCCCGCGACCGATGACGGTGATGCGGCTCGGCGGGCCACCGCTGAAGGGGCTTTCCGCCTTCTTGCTGTTGCCCGTCGTCTTGAAGCGCCAGGCGCTATAGGCGCAGCCGGTGAGGTGGCGCGTGCCGTTCCATTGGTTGGACAGCGCCAGCGCATTGGTCGGGCTCCCCTCCAGGACGATCGCGTCGTTGTAGAAATATCCGCGGAACTTGGCCGTAACGCCGGTCGTCGCCGACCAGCCCATCTCGGTCCCGAACCAGATCTCCTCGACGCCATCGATGCCGTGGCTGGCATGGGCGACGATCCAGCGGCACCATTCCTGATTGGAGCCTTCCCACTCCTCATGCCGCACGTCGACCGGCAGCGCCGTCTGGCCCAGCACGGTCTTTCGGAATTCACGGGGATTGAGCTGGGCATAGAGCCGGTCGCTCTGAACCTGCGGCACTTTCGGCCGGTCGAGCGCCGTCCCGAGCGTCATGACGGTGCTGCCCGCCAGGATCAGGCCGCCGATCGACAGGCCCAGCACGCCCGAGCCCGCGCCCAGCGCCGCGCCCAGCGTGAAACCCGCAGCGATACCGCCGGTCGCCAGGATCAGCCCGGCGCCGAGGACGACAGCGCCCGCGATCTTGATCGCCTTCGCCAAGCGTCAGGCTCCGTAGGCCACGCGCCAGGCGCGCGCGTCATGCCATTGGTGGCGATCGATGCGGATCAGGCCCTCGCGACCATCCTCGCGGCCGACGGCGATCGCGAAGGCACCCCAGCAGATGGCGAGCAGGCCGCCGATCATCACAACGTCGCCGCGCTGGGCGAGCGACGCCGGCACAGCCTCGAACTTGGCATCGAGCGTGGCGACCAGCGTCCCCCGGCCGATCCGCCGCAGCGCACGCTTCGCGCCCAGCTCGGTCGAATAGCGGCCCCGAAACTCGGCCATCGGATCGACGCCGGTCATCGCCAGGACCGCGCCACCCGCAAAGGTGCAGCAGTCGTGCTGCCCCCAGGCGAAGGGCACCAGGCGCAGCGGTTCGAGGTAGGCGGCAAGAGCCGCCTCCCAATCGGGTTTGCGATACATGGGATACCTCGTCGGCTTTTCCGGGGTCAGCCCTTGCGGGTCGCCTTGTTGGCGATCGCGATCGCCAGCTCGGGCGATCGATCGTCCGGATCGTAATCGCCCTGGCTCAGATAGGTGTTGTTCGACGCCCGGCCGAAGAAGGCGAGATAGGTCTCGACGTCCAGCTCGATGGTCTGGCTGCGGCGATCGCCGACGATGCGCGGGACCGACATATAGCCGGTGAAATAGGACCAGACCCCGCCGAGGAGCGCCAGGCTGTCCGGATGCAGCATCCCGCGCCACAGGCGGCAATCGCGCCCGACATAGGCGACGCGGTCGCCCAGCGCGGTCATCAATTCATCGTCGACGCCGGGCAGCCCCGACAGGCGCAGGGTCAAGGTATCCGACCCACCTTCCTTGGCGCGCACCGGCCCGATCGAGACGAGATGCGGATCCAGGGCCTTGAAGGTGAAGCCGTCCAGGTCCTCGTCGCCAGTCCCCGAAAAGGTGAAGTCATACGGCGCGTTGGTCACGCGCAGCGGCTCGCCCTTGATGTCCAGGAAGGCGAAGGACACGGGCCGCCGGGCATGAGCATCGAGCGCGGCCTGGGCGTTGGCGTCGGGGCGATCCTGGATCATCAGAATGCCTCGCGCACGTCGAAGGCGATCTCGTAATTCTGGCCGATCCCGACCTTCCAGCCGTTGCGCGTGTCGACCGAGCTGACCAGCGCATAGGGCCGGCGCACTTCCATCGCCGCACCGGCCGCCGGGGAAACGCGGATATACGGCTTGAAGGAAATGGTCGCGAACCCGTTGGCGTCGGCGACGACCGGGGCCATCAGCATCAATAGCTGGTCGTTGATGGTGACGAACTGCCCGCGCTTCAGCTTCAGCCCGGCCGCGCCCCAATTGCGGGTCACGAGCTGACGACCGCCCTGCCCTGCGCTGTCGACGACCGGCGCGACGCCGGTGATCTGGTCACGCTCGCACGCGACCAGGCGAAAGCTGTTCGCGATCCCGTCCAGGTCGACGACGAACGCCCGCCAGTCCAGGACATTGGCCTCGCCGATAATGGGCGGCAGCTTGGCCTTCGCATACCAGCGCGGCGCGGCGGGCAGATAGGTGACGCGCGACAGACCGGTGAATTCGGCCTCGTTGCGCTGGCCTGGCTGGTCCAGCTCCCATTCGATGCCGCTGGCGACCGGCGATTGCGGGATGGGGATCAATGCCATCAGTCCCAGGCTCCCGGCAGGCGCGGCCGCGACATGCGGCGCATCGTGGCATCGCTGGCGCGCGACGCGATCGGGTCGGCGCTGGCGGCCACCGTCCGGATCGTGGTCTCTTCAACCTGCGCCATCAGCAGCGGCGACGGCTCGACCCGGGTACGGACCTGCACGTCGACGCGGTCCCGGCTGGCACCGCGCAGGCGGGCCATGTTCGGCCGGGGCTCGCGCAGATACGGCATCGAGGGGGCCGACAGGCTGAGCGCACCGCCATCGGCGAATTTGCGCAGCCGCCCGCTGTTGATCGCCGCCAGCTCGGGCAACCATTCCTTGGTCGCGGCCGCGTTGACGATGAATTCCCGGTTGGACAGGCGCACCGCCCCACCTGGGCCGCCCAGCAGGGCCAGGATACTATCCGACCGTCCCGTGCCCGGTCCCTGGATCAGCCCGCCCAGCGAGCCGCCATTGGCGCGGCCCGGGATGTCGGCGAGCGAGCCGCCATCGGCGAACCCGAAGAAGCTGCCGCCGATCGACGCGACGATCGCCTTCTGGATCGCCAGCCGGGCCAGGTCCTGGATCACGCTGCCGACCACATCGGCCGCCGCGCCCTTCAGCCCCAGCAGGTCGGTCACCGCCTGGGCGGTCGCGCGCGAGCCCTCGTCCTCCAGCTTGCCGAAGCCCTGGACGGCGATGCCCTCCAGCGCCGTCTTGGTGTCCTTCGACACCTCCATGACGCGCCGGCGATATCGGTCGAGCGGCCCGGCGGTCTGCTCCTCGAAACGACCGTTTTCCGCCGTCTCGATCTGGGGCAGTTGCGCCAAGCCGTCCTTGGCGCGCTGCACCGCCTTGGGATCGTCCGACGTGGCGGCAACGCGTTCCAGCGCCTGGCGTCGGAGTTGCTGCTCCAGCTCGAGGATTTCGCGCCCGATCCGCTGGCGATCGCGCTCGGTGACGGCGCTGTCCTGCTGGATGCGAAGCACCTCCAGCCGCGACGAATTGGCATCGGCGACGCTGTCATAGCGCTGCTCGATCAGGCGGCGGGCCTTGTCCGCATCGACATTGGCCAGGCGCTGCTGGCGCGTCGCCTCGTTGACCGCGTGGAGCTGCAACGCCTGGGCGACGGTCAAATCCCCGGATTGCAGCCGGTTGCCGGTCCGGGTCCGCTGCGCATCCGCCTCGGCGTTGATCTCCTCGCGCAGCAGGGCGTCGCGCTGCTCCTCGGTCGTGGCGCTGCGGCCGGTGGCGTCCAGCAAGCGCCGGCGCGCGCCGAGAAAGTCATTGGTAAAAGCGGTGTCGTCGGCCAGGACCGCGCGCTTGGCGGCGTCCTGGCGACGCTGCATCGTCTCGGCCGATGGGCCCTGGCGCGGTGCCCGTCCCCATTCGACATGATAAACCCGCTGCGTCGGCTCGTTCAGGACTTTGCGCAGGCGAACGCCCGCATCCTCGAACGCCTTGCGGATCGATGCGACCGAGATGCCCGGGCCATAGGCGACGTCGAGCGCCTGGCCGCGTTCATGGGCGCTCGTCCCGGGGCGAGCGACGGGCCCGACATGACGACCCGCCTGCGCGTCGGCGTAGATCCGTTCCTGCTGGGCGCGGGTCCGCGTACCGCTGGTCACGTGACCACCGATCGAGGCGATGATCGATCGCGCGCCCGCCTCGTCGACGTCGCGGCCGAACTGGCGGTTCGCGGAGCCCGACCGGCGCTCGGCACTGACGCGGGCCTGCGCCGCTTCGACCGCCTTCTTCTTCTCGGCCTCCAGCTGCTGAAGGCGTCGCATCGACTCCGCGCCGATCTGACGGCCCAGCTTGGCTTCCTCGCGCTGCTGGTCCTTCAGCGCCTTGATTCGGTCGTCGTAAAGCTTGGTGACGGTGCGGACCGGATCGATCGCGATCTGGGCCTGCTCGGCGGCTAAATCAACGCGGCTGCGATTGAGGTCGATCTGCGCTTGGTCGACGTCAGCCTGGGCCTGCCTTGCCGCGATTTGCAATGCCGCGATCTGGCTGGTGTTTCTAGCCTGTGCCACACCATCTGCAACACGATCCTCCCCACCCGACATCTGGCGCTGACGCTCCAGAAGCTGGCCGTCCGCTATGGCATCCGCCAGTCGAGCGGCGGTTTTCTTGCGGATTTCCAAAGCTTCCTGCGCGTGCTGCTTGGCGGCAATGTTCGTCCGCTCCGCTGCGGAATTTTCGGCCTGCGCGACGTCGTCCAGCGCCTTGGCTTGGGCACGGATGGCTTGGGTCACGCCCTCGAGAGTGGATTTGAATCGCTCTTTCGCCTGCGCCGTGGCTTCGGTTTCCCGCGCGTCCTCTTTCAACTTCTCCAGCGCGTCTGCGGTCTTGTCGCTGAACAAATCCATGTTCTTGGTCAGCGCGCCCAGGACCAGCATCCCGCCGGTGATCGCTATGCCCCACGGGCCGAGCATGAAGTTGCCGAACGCCTGGGCCTTGCCGGTCATCATGGTCATTTGTCCGGCCGCCTGCGCGCCCTGGATTGCAATGACCTGGAACAGGTTGGCGTTCATCGACAGCTGGGTGAAGGTGTCCTGCGCCTGATAGCCCAGGCCCTGCACCGCAATGCGATTGCGGTTGATCTGCGCGATCGCCTGATTCTGCGCCTGGGCACCGGGCCCGGCGACGGTTTGGGCATAAGCGTTCAGGTTGTTGCGGGCGAGCTGCTGGGCTGCCGCATATTCGTGCATCGTGATCGCACCGCGCCGGAACAGGTCGTCGGCGCGGTCCATCTCCTGGTCGAACCGGAGCTGGGCGATATACATCGGATCAAGTGCGCCCCGGAGCTGCTGGACAGCCAGCATCACCTCGCGCTCCTGCCGGGCCGACTCACCGAGCGCCAAGGCGTGCTGACGCTCCCGCTCCGTCGCGCCGGTGACCTGGGCGGCATGAGCCTGAAGGGTCGCGCGCGCCAGATCCTGCGCCGCCTTATACTCGCGGATGCTGATCGTACCGGCCGCATACAGGGCCTCGGCGCGGTAAAGCTCTTCGTCGAAGCGCTTCTGCGCCACGTACATCGGATCGAGCGATGCGCGCAGCACATCGGCCTGCGACGCCAGCTCGCGCGAGGTGCGCGCCGCCAGCGCCTCGGCCTGGGCCATACGCTCGGTCTCGGCCGCCGCCTCGGCGATACGCTGGTGCCGGCCGACAAAATGCTCGGCCGCCTCGGCGCTCTGCATCAGCTCGATCTGGACGCGTTCCAGCGCGCCCGCCTCGGCCAGCAGGGCCTGTGCCTGCCGCTCGGCCTCGATCCGCGACGCGTTCGATGCCTGGATGAACAGACGCGTCGCCTCGGTCGTATCGCCGACCGCGCTGGACGTGCGCTGGGCGGCCGCGACGATCAGCTCGAACGACCGGGCGCGATTCTGGGCCTCGGCCGCCTGGCTGCGCAGATCGTCGACGCCCAGATTGACGCGGCCGTCAACGGTCGGCCCCTTGATCGCCTGGGCGGCAATACGCTGCACCTGACTAAAGCTGCCCTCGAACGACGCCTGGGCGCGCTTGGCGGCGTCGTCGGCCAGGCTGGCAAAGGCCCCGAACTTCGATCCCATCCGGCCGATCGAACGGTCGACATTGTCGGCCATCCGATCGGCACGGCGCTCGAAACGGTCGAGCGGCTGCTCGGCCTCGGTGAGGTGACGCCGCAGCAGCTCGGTTGCGGCATCGACCTGCAACAGCAGGCGTTCGGTGACGTCAGCCATGCGCGCCTCCCCTATTCGTCAGGTACGGCGTGGAAGCGCTCATACCCCTCGATCGCCGCCCAGAACTCGGACGGCGTCGCGGACCAGAATTCATGCGGCCGCCACGACAGCGCAGCGGCCGCCAGCCCCATCAGCCGACGACGGGGGCTTCCTCGGTCGTCTTCGTCGTCGTCGGCTTCGGATTTCCCTCCGCGTCATAGCCGCCGGTCACGGCGACCGAGAGGACGCCCGACACCTGCTTCTGCGCGATCAGCAGGCCGCCGTCCGACCCCATGATGAGACGGCCGATGCGCTTGGCGTTCGCGCCGGCGAGGTTCTTGTCGTCGGTGGCGCGGCCGAAGGCGCGGACCAGGGCGCACACGATCTGGGCGACCGCCCCCATCTTCAGCTTCAGGTCGATGGCATCGCGCGCCAGGTCGACCAGGCCGCGATCGAGGGTCGCCTCGATCTCCTCGATCGCCTCATAGCTGGGGCGCAGCCCCATCGTCTCGCCGCCCAGGATCAGGACAGATTCGCCGCGGTCGTCGACGGCCGGGCGGGTGGTGGCGTCGGTCATTCTGCCTCCGGGGTGTGGGTGGTGTCGGCCGTCATGTCGGCCGCAGCCGGTTCGTCGGCGGGGAGCGCGGCATAGAGCGCGCGGATCAGCCCGATCGCCGCCGTGTCGGCCGCAACCAGGTTGGCGAGTGCGACATGGTCGACCGGCCCGGTGAGGAACGGCTCGAGCGCGCGGGCCACCCGGTCGGGCCCGGAGGCGAGCAGCTGCTCGACCTCATGGGCCGAACAGCCGGTCGTCGCGATCAGGCGCGCGTTCAGGTCCACCGGGGCCGCCGCCAGGGACAGCGCCGTACCGGCGATCGTCAGGGTCGTGACCATCGATCAGGCCAGGGTATCGACGGTGGGCTGGGCGGCAGGCTGGAAGGTCAGGCTGGCCTTCACCGAATTGCCCTGCTCATAGTCGCTGTTATCCAGCGCCGTGTACATCGAGCATTCGAAGATCACGTCGGATGCGGCGAAGGGCTTCTTGCGCACCTGGATGACCTCGGCCGCATTCGACTTGTCGAGCGTTTCGAGGCGGGTGTAGCCGCTCGCATCGGGCAGGTCGGGGACGATATCCTGCTTGATCGAGATGGTCCGCAGGCCCGGCGTCTGCGTGTCGACGCCCTCGGCATCCTTGGTCGCGGACGAGCTGAAATTCTTCGAGCGGTTGATGGTCAGGTTGCCCTGACCGGCGGGCTGATTGAACGCGGTGCCGTCGGCTGCGCGGACGAACAGGCGGTAATCGCTACCGAGCTTCTTACCCATGATGGTCTCCACAAATGAAAAGGGCCGCGCTGGCGTGGCGCGGCCCGGGGGGCTTCGGATTGGTCGGGGGTGTCAGGGGGCGAGCGCGATCGCGGCGAAGGCGGAGATGCCCGAATAGCTCGAGCCGCCCTCGTCCAGGACCGCGTCGTCGTCCTGGAAAGCAAAGGCGACGGTCCAGCCCGCCTCGGTGAAATTCTGACCGTCCAGCGCCTTCTCGATCTGGCCTTGCAGGGCGAGCAGCGGCGCGCGTTCCTCCGCGACGACCAGCGAGATGATATTGATCTCGACGCGGCGATCGTCGCTGGAGCCCTTGCCCCCCATCGAAAAGCTCTTCAGGTCGCCCAGAATGACCAAGTCGCCCTGCGCCCCGACCGGCGCATCCTGGTAGACGGTCGCCTTGCTGATCGAGTTGGCCAGGGCGCGGAAGGCGACCGCCTCGACGATCGATTTCGCGTCACTCATCCCCGGCTCCGATCTTGGACAGCGAGCGGCTGAAGATGCCGCGCATATTGGTGTTCAGCTGGGCGCGCAGGTCGGGATAACGCCCGGTCACAAACCGCTTCGGGGCCATGGCGGGCACCTTCATGCGATAGGTCGCCACGATATCGGCGCGTTCCTTGCGCCCGCGTGCGTCCGTGCGGAGCGTCGAATAGGCCGAGCCGTCGCGGCGCGACAGCGTCACCCGGCGACGGCGCTGCACCAGCACGACCTGCGCCTTGCGGCCCAGATCCTGGATGCGACCATAGAACAGCTTGGCGCGGCCTGCTGGCGTCCCGATCAGGCCGATCTGGAGGCGCAGCGAGGTGGGAAGCACCTTCGACGACAGGCCCGCCCGCAGCTTGCCCGTCAGATCCGGCGCGCGCGCCTGGACGGCGCGAAGCATCTCGCGCCCGGTAACGTGCAGCTCCACCAGGATCTCGCCGCGCACGGCATCCGGCAGTCGGCGCAAAAGGCGACGGAAGCGGGCGATGCCCTTGATACGCTGGCGGGCCATCAGCTCGGCTGCCCGCTCTCGCAGGACAGCACCAGGCCGTCGCGCGCGTCGGTGGGCGCGATCGCGGTGATCGCCAGCACCGTATCGCCATAAACAAGCCGGTTGGCGATCGTCAGGCCCTGGCGATTGCGGATCGTCACCTTCCAGAGCTGGCGCTGGCGCTCGACCAGGTGCTGAAGCGCGCGGTCGCCGCGCAGGGCGATGACCTCGGCGGGCACGCGATCGGCCAGCTTGCGCCACTTGGCTTCGCCGGCAGGCACCGAACGACCGCCCTTGCCGTTATCGACGAGATTTTGCTCCTCGATCCGGATGCGGTGGCGCAGCCGACCGGCCGACAGGCGTCTCATTCGACGGCCCAGGACGTGATGGGCTGCAAGAGCCAGGTCACGCCGAGCGGCAGCTCCGCGCCGCCTTGCCCGTCGACGATCACACCCTCCGGCATAGCGTACCAGGCGGCGACGATCAGGCTGATAGCCTGGCAGGCCATGGCCAGATCGTCCCCGGTCAGGGTCGGATCGGTGCCGACGATCGTCCGGCCGGTCCGCCGTTCGACGGCCCGGCGTGCGGCGGTAATGAGCCGCGACAGCCGGGCATCGTCGTCCGTCGCGCTGGCGTCGAGCCGCAGATCCTGCTTGATCGCCTCCAGCGTGACGGGTTCAGCCATTACGCCAGCGACTTCGCATAGGCGACGGCATCGGCGTGGGTGTCGATATAGCCCTCGCGCTCGAGCTGGTCGACGCGACCGGCGGGCAACTCGGCCACGTCGTTGACCACGTAATCCTCGAAATCGAGCGTCACGCGGGCCTCAACCATTTCGATCGGGTCCTCGTCGGCGGGCTTTTCGCCATCGGTGGCGTCGCCGGCGTTCTCCGGCGTGCCCGTGGTTTCGCCGCCCTGCGAGGCGGTGGTGTCGGTGGTCGGCGTGTTGGTGCCGGTGTTCGGGGTCGGGGTGCGAGCCATGTCGCTCTCCTGTTCTTCGGGGGAGGGATTGGGGTGGCCCGGTCAGGCCACCCCATGGGATCGACCGGAGCCGATCAGCTCGCGGACTGCTGGAAAGCCTTGTACGGCTTGCCCGCGCTGACCTTTTTGCCGTCACCGCGTGCCCAAGCGAGGAAACCGACTTGGCCGCGCGAGGTGTAGACGCTGTCGTCGAAGCGGAAGAGCGTCACTTCCATCACGTCGCGGATCAGGAAGCTCTTCAGGTCGCCGAACAGGATCGACTTGGCGTTGGCGGCCTGCACCGGCATGTCCTGGTTGATCTGATAGCGGTAGCGCAGGAAGGTGTCGGGGTCCTTCGCCGACAGGCCCGGCAGCCACAGCGGATGACCTTGGGCATCCTTCAGCTTCTTTAGGTTGCGCAGGGTGGTGTCATGGAACATCCAACCCACGCCGTCCGCCGTGCGATAGGCCGGATCGATCGAGTGCTCCAGGTCGACCATGTCGTCATATTCGACGAAGTTGGTCTTGCCGGTCGCGGCGGCCTTGCCCACCTCGGCCCCGGTCACGATGCCCTCCGGTTCGCCAACGCCCGAACCAACCGTGTACTTCTGGTTCTGGACGCGGCCGATACGCGTGGTGGCCGATCGGCGAACGAATGCCTCGACATTCATGCCCGGCCCTTGGTCCTGAAGCAGCTCGAACGGCAGGGTGAAAATCTTCGACGACCATTTGAAGGCACCGATCTGCGTCGTGCCGAACGACGGGTCCGAACTGGTCGCGGCCTGATTTTCCGGCACGATCTCGCCCATCTGGCCGGTCTCGTCGACGGTCGGCCACGGCAGGGCCGCGCCGGAACTGGTCTGAATCACGTCGGCGACCTGACGGATGCCGCCGAACGCCTTCAGTGCCTCCAGCAGCTCGCCGCCGAATCCGGTGGGGACCAGGAAACCGCCCGCCGAGCCGGTCTGGGCCGACGATGCGTTCTGCGGCTGACCGGTGCGGAGGATTTCGACATCCTCGCGCGTCATGGCGGCGACGCCGTGAATCAGGAAGTTGCGGAAGGCGGCGCTATACCGCTGCTGGCGCTCGCGCGCCTCGGGCGACAGGTTGCGGACCTCGCCCGCGCCACGCGCCTCGATCTCGCCCTCATTCTCGGCCGCCGACAGCTCGCCGTCGATCTTGGCCTGCTTTTCCAGCCGATCGATCTGGGAATCGATGCCGTCGATCTTGGCATAGATCGCATCGACCTGGGCCTCGATATCCTTCGACCACTTGTCGCCGGTGTTGGTGTCGAGAAGGTTGCGGGCCTGCTTTGCCAGATCGGCACGCTGGTCCCGGAGCGCCTTGATGTTCATCGGGGGGTGTCCTCATAAAAAAAGCCCCGCCGGGTAAGGGCGGGGCTTCGGGTGCCGGAGGGGACCGGCGTGGGGGGTGCTTGGCCGTCAGGCGGCCATGCGGTCGTACAGCGCCAGGCGGGCCATCGCCCGGTCGCGGGCGCTGGTGTCCATCTCGCGGGGACGTTCGGTCAGGGCCTTCGGCACGTTGGCGAAGGCGGACAGGTTGAAGACGGTGGCACTGGCCTGCGCCTGGGCTTTCGCCTTTTCGGGCACGGGGGCCATCTGGTCGACGAACCCGGCCTCGATCGCCTCGGCCGCGTTGAACCAGGTCTCGGCCTTCATCCATGCCTCGATCTCGGCCGCAGGCTTGCCGGTCTTGGCGACATAGCCCTCGGTCAACACATCATCGATCTTGCCCAGCAGGCTGGCGGTCGCGGCCATGTCCTCGGCATTGCCCATCGCGAACGTCCATGCGCGGTGGATCATGTAGAAGCCGCCTTCCGCGATCTCGACGCTGTCGCAGGCCAGGGTCAGCGCGGTCGCGGCCGACGCGGCCAGGCCATCGATGACGGCGGTAAACTCGGCCGAATGCTCGCGGATCGCGGTCATCATCGCGCGGGCCTCGAACACATCGCCGCCGGGGGAATTGATGCGCAGCCGAACCTTGGGGGTGGCGATCGCCGCCAGCTCGCGCGCGAAATCGGCCGCCGACACGCCCCAGAAAGCGTCGATCACGTCATAGACGTACAGCGTGGTCGTATCGGTGCCGGTCGCCTCCGCGCGCAGGCCGGAGCCCTTGCCGCGATTGTCCTGGGCAAGGTTAAGCAGCTTGCGCGTCATCTGCGGCATCGTCATCGGGCTCCATCGGGGGGCCGCCGTTGTGGCCGATCGGGGCCGGTGCGGGCGGGAAATAGACCTTGTCGGCGACGGGATCGGGCAGCGGGGGCAGATTCTTCATCCGCCGCACCTCGTTCTGCGACATCCAGCCGGGCTGTTGGTTGCCGCCCAGGGCGGCCTTGAAATAGTCGGCCTGCGACTTGCTATCGCCGACCTGCATCGCCTCGACGTCGAAATCGACGAAGAAGCGCGACGGCTTGGCCCCGATCACGGGGAACAGCTTGCGGGTCAGCTCCTTGGCGAACCGGCGCACATGGGGGACGCAAGTGTAGAGCTTGAAGCCCACGGTCATCTGCTCGATGCCGGTGCCCCAGGTGGTCGCGGCCGACGTCTCGCCGATCATGTGCGGGGGCGTGCCGAAGATCCGCGCGACGTCGACGACGGAATATTGCAGCAGTTCGAGCAGCTGCGCATCCTTGGCGCTGACCGAGACGCGCTTCCACTCGCCGCCATTCTCCAGCAGCAGCGGGTTATGCGCGTTGGCGACGCCCAGCGCCTTCTTGCGCAGATACTCCCGGAAGTCGGCGCGCTGTTCCTTCGATATCGTCGTCCCCGCAGGGAACGAGAAATAATCGTTGGTCAGCAGGCCGCGCTCGAACTGGCCGCTGGTATATTCCCGGCTGGCCAGGTTGATTCCGATCGCCTGGGCGTGGTGCGCGATCGCCGACAGGGCGCGAATGCCGTTGGTGTCGCGGCCCGGCCCCCGGAAGTGGATCACATAGGACCCGTGGTGCGTCTCCACCGACCCGTCGAGGTTGGTGAACTGATACCAGACGGTATCGCTCGAGCGGAACGGCAGGACGCGCGCCGGGTGGTAATAGTCGATCGAGGTGATCGTCCCATTGCGCGCCTGGCGCATCAGGCCATAGCCGTTGCCGCGCAGCAGCATCGCCATCGCCTGAAGCTCGATGAACTCCGGGCCCGACATTTCCTCGTTGGGCTCGACCTGGAGGAACCGATTGTACGGGTGGTCGGCGACATACCGCCGCCCGCCGTTCGGCAAATGCTCGTACACGCCCAGCGGGGCCGACATCATCGTCCCGCTGATGAGCGTCACGCACCGCCACACCGCCGAGGAGCGCATGGCGGTTTCCGGCGTGACCTCCACCCCGGCCGCACGCTGTCCCCAGCCCATCCATTCGAACTGCGAGAAGTCCCCGACGACGGCGGTCGTGCTGTCCACGGCGTTCTGAACGGGCGCGGCCAGGCGCGCGGCCTCGGCCGCAGCGGCACGGTCGGACAGGCGGTAGGACGATATGCTCATGCCGCGTCCTCCCCGTCATCATCATCATCGGCGTCCAGGTCGACGATGAAGCTGCCCTTGTAGGCGTCCTTGCCTTCAAGCGGCGCATTGTCGGCCGCGCCCACGCCCATGGCGGTGGTCACGATGCCGTCGATGCGGCCGCGCGACCGCTTTTTGTCGAAGGCCCGGTTTTTCTGGCCGTCCTCGGTGATCGCCGCGTTGGCCGCGCAGCTATAGGTGACGGGCGAGCTGTCGATCACGATCTTATCCTTCAGGATGCGATCCTCGAGCCGCTCGATCGAGCGGGGCATGCAATATTGCCGGTCCTCGAACATCACGCGGGTGCCCTGGGCATGGCGCACCATCTTCAGCCCCGAGCCGACCGGCTTGTCCGGCCCCTCAAACTTCCACGCGTCGAACCCGATTTCCTCGCAGGCGCTCTCGAAATCGGCGAACTGCGCGGGGTCGAACACCAGCTCGACAACATCATGCTCGGCGCAGATCTCGGCGACGCGGGCGGCGACGAACGTCTTGTCGATCGTCGCGCCGGGCACGGCGGTCAGGTGGCCGTCGGCGACCCATTCCTCGTAAGGGGCCGAGTCGCGCTTGGCCCGGTCGGGCAGGCCATCGGCGGTGGTCCAATACCAGGTCTTGCACCACAGGATGCCGTCACCGTCCCGCCACACGGCGGTCAGCGCCGTCAGGTCGTTCTTCTTGGACAGATCGAGCGACAGCCAGCACTTGCAGCCGCGCAGGATCTGCATCGCCTCATCGTCGATCGGCCCCAGGATCGCGGCCCATTTCTCCTCGTCGATCCAGAAGTCGGCCGCGCCGGTCGGGATGCCGAAGTAGAGCCGCTTGACCGAGCTGGCGGTCGACAGCCGCGTCTGGGCGGTCTGGACCTCCTCCCGGATATTGGCGACCGGGTATGTGATGCCCAGCGCCGGAAGGGCCTTTTGCCAGCACGCCTCGTTGGTGAAGACGGTTTCGCGATCGCGCTTGTCGACGCGCGCCACGAAGGCGAATTGCGTGTCGTCTCGCTTCTCGCCCTTGGCGATCAGCTGGGCCGTCTCCGAATAGGAGGTGCCGACGATCTGCGAGGTGGCAGGCGTGTTGGTGCCCAGCACCATCATCGCACTGCCCGCCACCTTCGTAATGGCCCGTCGCCAGATCTCGATCTGGGCGTCGGTCGTGAATTCGTGGATCTCGTCCGCCAGCACCAAGCGCGGTCGCGGTCCCGACTGCGCCGATCCGCCCGCCAGCGGCAGGAAGAAGGATTGCGAGGCGGGATGCTCGATCTTCCAGGTGTTGTCGCCCTCGCCGCGCAGGACGACGTGGCCCAGGGCCTCCAGCGTATCGCCGTCGTCATAGCCGGGCACCTGCGCCCGGCACATGGCGGTTCCGTCCTTGAACAGGACGTTGGCGGTCTGCTTGTTCGCCGCGATCGAATAGACCTGGCTACGCGGAAAGCCGCACCAGCCCATGACGTACAGGCCCAGGCCCGCCATCATCGGCGACTTGGCCTGCCCCTTCCCCGTCTCCACCCAGGCGGAGCGGAAGCGCCAGCGCCCATCGGCATTGACCCACCCCATGAGCGAGCCGACGACGAACACCTGATAGGGCAGCAGGTTGAACGGCTTGCCCGCCGCCGGGCCGTCCGTGATGGTGAACACGGACGGGAAGAAGTCCAGCGCCCGCTGCGCCAGCTCCGGCCGCCAGAAATAGCCCCGCTTGGCCGCGTCCCGCAGGTCGCGGAGATGACGTTCGCAGGCGTATCGGACCAGGTCGCCCACGACGAAATCGCCGCGGACCGCCGCCTCGGCCCAGGCCGTGGTGGGATCGCTCGCCGCTCGGGCGCTAACCCTTCGGCCCAAGGAACTGGTCCGCCCCGGCGGTGCGCTGGCGCTGCTTGGCGACCTTGCCCACCTTGCTACGGCGACCCGGCGACAGGCCGAGCTGGGCCTCCAGGCGCTCGGCCGTGCTTTCGGCCTCGCGCATCGCCTTGTAGTAGATCGACAGGCGGTCGATCGCCTTGGCGTTTTCCGGGTTGGCCTCGGTCACAAGGCCGTTGCCGGCGACCTGCCGCGAACAACGGTCGTACACGATATAGGCCAGCACCAGGCGCTGAAGCGCGTGGCCGTTCGACGACGACAGGATTTCCCGCGTGGTCATCTCGTCGACGATGCGACGCCAATGGCCGCGCGCGACCACCTGTTCGTCGGCGTCGGTCAAAAGCGCCGACCAATCGGGCTGGCCGACGATGCTCTCGTCAACCGCCGGTTCGGCCACGGCCCGCTTGCTCGAGGTGCGGTTCGGTTTCCTTGCCATGGCACCTCACTTCCGCCCGAACTTTTTACTCTGAAAATGCTCGCGCAGCGCATGAAGGGGACCGCCGGTGTCCGGCCCACCCCCGCGTCAGACTTTTGACCCCCCCCGGGGGGTAGGCAGTCGGCGCGACGGAGCGGCGGGGCGATCCGCGATCCTGTTGCCGTTCCACGCATGGTCCGGACTGGTCGGGCGACCGTCCGAGGCGACGCCTCGCGCGCCGATCGGCGCAGCGTGTCCGAACTGCTGCGCCGTCACCTCGAGATGGCAAGGGTCGCAGAGGTTGCGCGTGTTGTCGTCGACGTCCAGCCCGCCCAGCGCCAGCGGCTCGATGTGATCGACGACCGTAGCCGCGACGTTGCGGCCTGCCTTCAGGCAGCGCTCGCATAGCCCGTTGGTACGCTGCAACCGGCGGAGCCGCTGACGCTGGCCTGCCCGGCCGCGTAGCCGCTCCGCCTTGCAGAAGGCCAGGTTAGGCGACCAGGTCGGTTAGCTTGCCGCGCACGCGGCTGAAGCGCTCGCCCTCGGCATCCGCAGCGTCTGCCTGGGCCAGCAGCTGCTTGGCCTGCGACCGCAGGGCCTCGGACCGATCAGCCTGCTTGGCCTCGGCCACGGCGAGCTGTTCGGCCAGCTTGCCCAGGAACGACACGACGCTCTCGACGGTGGCCGTGGGCAGCAACAACGCAAGCACCATCACGATGAAATTCATATGCACCTCGTTACGAGCTGGTTTCGTCGCCACCCAAGCCCAGCTCGACGGCTGCGGGGGCAATGACGTCGATGAAGAAATCCTCGGTCTGCTTCGACCGGAAGCCCAGCGAGGCGAGCGACACCGCAGGCGCATCGTCCTCGTCCAGCGCCCCCTGCTCTTCCAGCACCTTCAGGATACCGGGCTTGTCGAGCGAGTGGCTGACGCGGATGGTGACGGCTTCGTAGGGCGTGCCCATCAGCACCGTGACGGCGTCGCCGTCCTTGCCATGGTCATGCACCACCTTGGGCGGGCTGATGCGATAGCCGATCAGGCAACCGCCCAGCTCGATCGACTTGCGCTTCCCGCCGGTTAGATCGTCGATCGACGCGGCCCACCACGGCTTCAGCTGCTTGGCGATGTCCTTCAGCTCGGCCGCGATCGGCACCAGCAGCGCGTCGGCCGCGCCGTTTACCCGCGCCATCAGGGCAGCGCGGCGGGCGTCGATGGCATCGACCTCGGCCGACAGGACCGCATACCGTGTCGCCAGCGCCGTGGCCTGCTGGACGGTCTGCGGTGCCCGCTGGGCGGGCGAGCGGAGCCGCGCCATCAGGCTACCACCGCGCCGGTATCGCCGCCGGGAACGCCGACCGGCGAGCGGCCAGCGGTATAGGCGTCATAATCCAGCGCGGCACGTTCGCCACGGCTGGCATGCAGCTCGGCATAAACCTGCGCCAGGAAACGGCGGGTGACGGGGACCGAGTCGCGCGGCTCACCAGCCGTCGCGACCCGATTCAGTTGTGTCAGATCGATACCACGGGTCATCGTCACCATCCTGCGGAACGGCCGTCGGGGCTGACCCAAAGCGGCGGATTGACGGGGCGGGCATCCGGCCCGCGAAACGGTTTGACCAGGTCGCGCGCCAGGCGATGCGCTTCGGTTTCCTGGTCGTGAAAGTCGGCCTGCGAGCGAGCGCCGCTACGAACCCGGCGAATCAGCGCCTCAAGGCGATCGCGCACGCTTTCCAGGTCGTCGGCCGGGTGGCGCCGCTGCTCGCCTCGGGGGAGGACGGCAGCGGCGCGGCCCGCGCAACCGGGGGACGTGCTACGGTTGGGCTGGGCCATCTCGGTACTCCAAGACGCAAAAAGGCCCGCCTCCAGGGGGGGGAGAGGCGGGCCTTGCAGTCGGGTCGCAATTCGTGCGGGGTCGAAATGGCCCTAAATGTGACCGTTTGTGCAGGGTCTATTTTGATCCACTCACAAAATTCCGGCGTGCGCAGCCGCCAACGTGGCAGGATCCACCTCGTTGCGCGCTGCCGCCAAGGTGCGAGGCCAAAGATCCAGCGCCACGATCAGCAGCCGCTTAGCGCGCCGGTGGGCCATGCGGTTCCGCCGGGCGGCGACAGTGAAGCCCAGGCCCCCGACGATCATGTCCAGGACGACGGCGGGATGGGCCAACGCCTCGCGCCAGCGGGTATAGGCGACCTCGGTCTGCACCGCGCCCAGCGCTTCGTAGAAGCTGCCGTCGCCTTGCGGGGATCGATCAACCCGCGCCTCCAGGCTGGCGATCGCGATGGTGACGTCGCCGACGATCCGCTGATGCGCGGCCGCGATCTGCTCGGCCGCCGCCAGTTGGTCCGCGTCGATATCGCCGGCCGTATACAACCGGGCCAGTCCGCCCTCGGTCTTCGTGGCGACGTGGCGCAGCGTTTCAGGCGTCGCCTCCTTGCCCGTATACTGGCGATCGTTCTTCAACTGCTCGGCGTGTCGGCGCGCCACCCGATTGCGCGCGGCCTTGCGTTCCTGCTTGTTCAGGCCCGCCGTATCAACGGGCGGCATTGGGCGCGGTCGGCCGAGTACCAGTCGATGCACGCGATCCGCCTCGCGCGCCCGACTGGCCGCGATCGCCGCCAGCGGATCGACATAGTTACGGCAACTGGCGGCGGGCAACGCGGCCAGCCGCCGCGCCGCTTGTTCGTTAAGCCCTGAAACCCCTGTCATGCGCAATTCACCCCTGTGTCACCCAGGGTCGTAATCCAGCTCCGGGGTCAGCGGCAGGATCGGAAATGGTCCACGCACGATATCCTCGTCGACGACGAATCCCGCCGCGCGCAGATCTCGCACGGCTTCTTGCAGACGGTCGGGCAACATGATCCCGCGCGCGCCGGGTCGCCGGATGATCTTCTCTTCCTGCTCGAGCGCGCGAAGGGCAGCCTGAACGCGGGTGCGACTGGCCCCAATTCCCTGTGCGATTTCAGCAATGGACGGCGAACCGTTCCAACGATGAACGTAGGCCCGGATGAAGGTCAGCACCAAGAGCTTCCGGCTCACCATCGCCGGTTGCAAGCGCAACGTCTCGTCCATCGAATTTCATTGTCCCCCGCCTGATTAATATAGGGAGAATCAGGGCTGTAGGAAAGGAGCGGCCGATCCGGGCTTTCCACGCCATCGGGTCGGATTGCCTCTTTCCTACAGGCCCGCGTTCCGCTTTCGTTCGCGCATGAACGAAGTGGAGCAGATGGTCGCGGCGTATTTCCATTTGAACCGCTCCCTCCGCCGGAAGGAGCGTAAGGAAAGGGACCCGAACGACCGCCTCGAACAGTGGATAAGGCGAGAGCGGGAGAAGCACGAGCGGCGCGCGCTCCGCCAGGCGCGCCTCGAATGGGCCGAGGATCGCGACGCCTGGGAACGCCAGTGGCGATGACGAACGACCGCGATCGTGCCGTTACGCCGCCCGGGACTTGGGATCAGCCGCGCGCCGCCAGAAGCATCCGCGCCCCTTCGGCGAGAAAGCCCGAACGGTTGGTCGAAGCCTTGTCGATCGCGGCGAGCAGGCCCTCGTCCATCGTGACGTTGATCCGGCGTTGCTTGCCGGGCAGATCGGCCCGCACCAGGACGCGCGCCGCCTCGTCCACGTCCGGATCGCGCGCGACCGCATCCAACTCGGACGGAGCCGGGATTTCGTCGCCATATTCGACGGACAGCTTGATATGCCCGTTCAGCGCAACTTCGGCGTTACGCGCCGCCTGTTGCAGCGTGCTGCCGTGCGAGGTGCATCCCGGCACGTCCGGGAAGAAGACGCCATACCCGTCCGGGGCGCGTTCGATGATCGCGGGGTAATATGCGATGGCCATGACACATCCTTTCTAAGCCGTGGTTGGAAGATGGTTGGGAGCCGGGGGCTCCGCTGACCCTTAGGTCAGCTTCACCCCCGTTTGCCTTTCGATGCTCTTCAAAGTCCCGATTGGCATCTCACGTTTCGGGTGGGGGACGGTGGCTGTTCCGGGCTTGGTGGGGTGCCTGAAGTGCTTGTGGCTTCCACTCTGCCGGACCTCGAACCATCCGTCGGCTCCAATCCGCTTTATGACTTCCCTACTCGTCATCTCCTTCCCCCTTCATGAGTGTGTATATACACACTCAATCTAAGGGTGGCAAGGAAAAAGTGTGTATAGTGTGTATTATTTCCGCCTGTTCGGCCTCGTCGCGACTGCGCAGCTTCGAGGCGTTATACCCCCTATTTTGCTTGGGGAAAAATACCGCCCGCGTAATGTTGGGTATGAAAAGGCTGGGGTGGAAACCCCCATTTTCCGGGGGCACGGGCCGCGTCAATGCAGCCCGCCGATGTCTATCAGCGCGCCTCGCCTATCGAGGTACGCGTCCATTCTTTTGCGCCCTTCATCCGTCAAGGTGACGTCATCGTCATCGACCTTGACCAGCCCTTGGCTCATGAGCCAGCCGATATAGGGCTTGGCGGTCGGAGCCTCGACTCGGGTCGCTTCCACCAGATCCGAGGCACTTTGCGTCGTGCCGGCATAGTCCGCAATGTAAAGAACGAGCAGCATGTCCCATGCCGGCTCACCGAATCCTCCAAGCAAGTCGGTAAAAACCTCGTCGCGAGTACGGCGGGACGCGAAAATATTGGCTGCCAGGCGCGCTCGCTCGCCGGGCATCATGGCGTTGCGCCCGTCAGGTCAGAGCGGATTTCCAATCGGGCTCGCGGATGCCGGCATTCCACCGCTCGCGGTAACGCCATGCGCCGATCGCCGTCGTCGCCACGATCGGATAGGCCCATACCTGCGCCTGGAACGCATAGCCGGTCGCTTCCATGGTCGGATCGATCAGCTTCGCGAGGTGGGCGACGACGGCCGCCAGTTGCCAGGCCGCGACCCATTGCGTCCAGTGCCGGGTCGATCGCCAGGCCAGCACGGTCAGCGCCAGGAACAGCACCGTATCGAGCGCCAGCGACCCCAATTCCACGCTCGCATAGCTGCTGCCGTCGATCATGCGATGCACCAGCTCGTCGACCGCAAACGCGCCCAGGTAAAGCCCGGCCGCGATCCGCTCCGGCGGACCGCCGCGCGCCAGAGCATACAGGCAGGACACGCCGAGCAGCCCAAGGAAAAGAAAGAGGCTCATACGCCACCCCTTCGGACTGCCCGTTGTGCCAAGTCAACCGGGCCCGGTCAGGCCGCATGGGCGACGACGGTCAGGCCCACCTTGGCCTCGCGCGGCGTGTCGCCATGGTCGCCGAATTCCTGCTCGTCCACGCCCATGGTGTCCTGCACCGCGCGGAACCCGTAGTGCGCCGAATGGACGGCGCTGCGGGTCGTCATCAGGGCCTGCTGCGCCTGGACGATCTGCGCCAGCGCTTCGTGGCCGGTATCGAGGGGAAGGCGGGCCTTCGCGCGCCCTTCGACGGCCGCGATCTGCACTTCGGCCAGCAGCTTGAAGGCGGCGTCGAGATGCGCCTCGGCTTCGCAAAGCGGTGCGCCGACCGAGCGGACGACATCGATACGGGTGGCAATTCGCGTCATTCGGATCTCCCCGGCGGGGGAGACCCCGCCTATTGCATGAGTCGATCGAAAGCCTTCAGGACCGGCCGCAGCAGGGGCGATACCCCGGCCGCCAGCGATACGGACAGCGACAGGAAGATCATGGAGCCGATCGCGAGGATCGCAATCTGCCGCAGGACCTGCCCCAGCGATTGTGTGTCCGGCTGCCTGTTGAGATTGGGCTGCGGCCAGAAGGGCGTCTTCGTCGACGCCGCAGGGGCTATCGGCGCGGGCGGCTCGACCGATACCCGTGAAGATTTGGCCCCTGAATTGTCGGGGGCCGGTTCCGCGCCTGGTCCGAAGGCGATCGCGGCCGCTTGCCGGCGATCGCGCGCGCCCAGGACCTCCATAGCCTCCTTGATATACCCGTCGACCGTCGACGCGCTGATCCCCAGCTCGGCCGCGATCTCTTTCGACGTGCGCCGGTGCCAAACCATGCGCAGGCATTCGCGCTGGCGGGGGCTAAGCTTGGCGGCCGGATCGGTCACGGGTGCAATCCGATGACGCTCGTCCCCGCGACGCCAGGCTGCGCCCACGGGTGCAGCCCATGCGACATCGAATGCTCGGTGGTCATCGCGATACGTGATGAGCGGTGGCGACAGCTGAGTCAGGTGTTGCGGTCGCCTCGCTCCGGACCAGGCGCGTCCCCGAATCGAGCCGCAGATCTATCAGCCGCGACAGCGCGGTGGGAAGCAGCTCTGCAAGCGGCCCAGCAAATTCAACCGGCGGATCTTCCGGATTTATCGTCCGCAACATCCCCCGGAACATCTTTTCGAGCGCCTGGACGGGCGGCAGCACCACGGCCATCTGCACCGTGACGAATTGCTCTGAAGGAGGATCGACGGCCAGCGGGGCGTCGATATTGGGATCGTCTATTTCGCCAGTAAGATACTCGGGCGACGTCTTCAGAACGCGTGCTATCTTGTGGAGATGGCGCGACGAATATGCCCCGGACGTCAGACGGGCGATCGATTGCTGTGATATGCCGACCCTACGGCCGACCTCCGCTTGGGTCAGGCCCTGCTCTTCGATCCGCTGAAGGAGACGCTCGCCGATAATCACAAGCGGACTTTACAACTCGCGTTGTGAAATTCGACAGAAGCTTGGGTGTTGACTCTGTCACAAGCTCGCTTGTACAAGCTTACTTGTGGAAAGCGACTCATCCCTGACTGTAGCCCATGAGGCTCTGCTGGAAGGCGTGAGAATTGCCGGTTCACAGGGCGCGTTCGCCCGCCTGATCGGCGTAAGCCAGCAAGCCGTTTCCCTGATGATCGCCAAGAAAAAGGGCCTGTCATCTGCGGATTACGTGCCCTTGGCGGTGCAGGGCACCGGCATTCCGGCAGAACGCTGGCGTCCCGACATTTTCGTGATTGCGCCCGCGCCCGCGCCAGCCGCTCCGCCGCTGATCGAGCGGGGGCTGTCGTGATGCGCCGAATCCATTCCGATCTCGTCCGCCAGTCGGGTGGCGAGCGCCAGCAGCTCTCTCAACGGGGGTTGATGCTGCTGGCGACCTGTTCCGCATCGCACGGCGATATCGCCGATCGCGCTGCATTGCATTTGCGGTCGTTCAGCGGTTCCGCAATTCGTCTCGGCGTCCGACGGGGCGTCGTGGGTCGGCGGTGGGTAAATTCATCCGGGGCTGCGCGCCGCCGACCATCCCCGGAATCGGCGCAATGACGCTCCCCCGCGAACCCGTGTCCTTCGCCGCGGCGCTGGCCAAGATCGAGAAGCACGTCGGAAGCGACGTCGTGCGGCGGATCGCCAGCCGGGCGCAGCGGACGATCGACGACTGGCGTCATCCTGAAACGCCGCGCACGCCGCCGATCGAGACGGCGCTGGCGTTGGACCGCGCCTGGCGCGCTGCCGGTGGCGCTGGCGCTCCCATGCTCGACACCTATCGCCGCCTGCTCGAGGCGTCGGCGCCGATCGTCGTCGGCATCGATGACGGGGACCTGCCCGACCTGACGGTGATCGCGATCAGGGAGAGCGCGGACGCCCATGCGGCGCTCCTCGTCGCCATGCGCCCGCAGGCCAGCGAGCGCGATCGTCGCGCCGCCGTCCGCGAAATTGCCGAAGGCATCTCCGCTTTCGAAGCCACCCTCCCCCATCTGATCGTGCAGCTGCCCCCATGACCGCCGCCGCCGACCGTACTCCCACCGATCGTACTCCCTACGACCACTCGACCCGAAGCCGCCCCCGCCGATCCGACGCGATCGGCGGAGCGGTGAAATTTTGCCCGGAGCCCAGGCCGCCCCATGCTGTGTGATCTCGACGAACTGAACGTCGCCTTCGGTGAATTGCGGGTCGCACGCGACCGCATCGCGAGGCAGCTTCCGGAAGGCTGCGTGCTGGATACGCCCGAGCAGACGAACTTGCTCCCGCAGCTCAACGAACTGTTCCTGAAGCTTTCGCGGGTGACGTTCGAACTTCGCACCCTGCTGGACAGCCAGCAGGCAAAGCGGCCGATCGTCGTCGACATCACGCCGGAGCGGCGCTGGTGATCACGCCCGGCGCTTACTTGAAGGCCCTGCGTCGCGGTCGCCGCCTGTCGTTGAATGACATGGCAGCGGCGATCGACACGGTGCCCCACCTGACCGACTTCGAGCGTGCCGAATGGCTCGAGCGGATCGAGGCCGATATCGTGCCGATGGACCTCTGCACGCTGGCCGTCCTGAGCCGCGTCTACCCGATCGATATCGCGATCATATTCGAGCTGGAGCGGCACCGCAGCGGCGTTGCGGACGCGACCACGCCCATCTGCCTCATGTGCGGCAAGACCGACCGAGCAGACTGCGCCGCCTTGGGCGTCTTGGCCCCGTGCATCTGGACCGCGCCGCCCATCCCCGCCGGAGCCGCCGCATGAGCCCCGACCTAAACCGGCGCGTGACCGTCACGCTGCGCTCCTTCCACATTGGCGCAATTTGTCTGCTCGCCTTCGCCGTGGCGTGCCTTGTGAAGGGCTACACGGGGTGGGGCCTGGCAGCGGTGATCGCCGCCCTGTTCGCGATGATCTTCTCGGTCGAGACGCTGCGCCAATTCGTCATCATCCTGTCCAGGGAGACACGTCGATGAAAACCATCGCGCATGAACGGCTGCACGATCAGCATTGCCGCTGCCGCGACTGCCCCCAGGCAGAGGCCCCCAAGGAATTCCTGTCGGGCAACGACATGGCGCTGATCGGCATCGGCGCGCTGATTTTCAGCCTGGTCCTCCTCGAGGTGATCGATTGGTGGATCAGCGGCCCCGGCGTCATTCCGGAGCTGGGCCTGTGAGCGACTTCGCAAAGCTGCTGTCCGAGATGCTGGCCGCAGAGCTGGAACGGATGCCAATCCTGGTGACGCGGGCGGACGTTCTCGACCATTTCGCGGCGCAAGTGGAGGTCATGGTCGCTGGTCTACAGCGGGGCCATCGCCTCAGCTCCCGCGTCGATCAAGGCGAACTGGGCCAAGCGATGACGGAGGTCTGGAAAGCACGATTGCCAGCGATCGACCTTCAGATCGCGGCCGCAAAGGGTGCCGCCAAGCTGATGCGCGATGTTGCGCGTGAGGATCGCATCCTCGCCGCGCGCGCAGCCGCCGACCAAACGAACAAGGAGCCGACCCGTGGCTGATGTTTCAAATGATCTCGTCGATGGGCTCAAAGAGGCGATCTCCCTGGCAATGGAGCGCTTGGTCAATCACTACGTGCTACCCGCTCAGATCGTCCTCGATCCGGCCGAAATCGCCTATGTCCTGATGCGCGTCACGGCGAACTTGGCCTGTGGCGGCACGCTGCATTCCCTGATGACGAAGCGCGAAGACCGCTCGGCCGAGCAGATTTGCGACATGTGGATCGACAGCGTGTCGGAAATGCTGCGCATGGCGCGGCCGTCGATCCTCGCCAAGTATGAGGCCCACTTGGCCGAGACGGCGAAGGGCTGACAGATCCGATGACGATTCCCCTGTCGTCCCTGTCGGCCATTGGCCACGCCGCCGAGGAAGAATTGCGCGCCGAGCTGGCCGTGCGCTTTCCCGACGCGCGGCTGATCGGCGCTTATGAAAAGGCGCTGTTGCGGCAGATGCTGCATGTCGTCTGGGAGCAGCGCAAGGCGCACCATTTTCGCCTGCGGGACGAAGGCGAAAGCCTCAGCGCGACGGAGAAGCGCTTGGGAGACGAAGAAGCCTTCCGCAACGGCGGGCGGTATCGCGCCATCCGCGCAGTCCTGGACGCGGCATACCGCGCCCAGCAGCGCTTCCTGGAAATCAATCCCGATCGCGATCGTCGCCAGTCGGTCCTGGACCGTATCTCGGCCTGGCGTTTTACCGTGGCGCAGGCGCACCGAGCCAAGATGGCGATCCTGGTCGCCGTGCGCGGGCGCGGTGAAATCGGGCCACGCTGGCGCGTCGGCTCCAATAATCCTTGGGGACCGGGGGAAGCCTGTCTGTTCAATACCGAGGCGACCTGTTTCCATTGCGGCGCGCCCGGGGACGATCTCATCATCTTCGACGGGCAAGAGCATTGCCCGAGCTGCGGCGAATCGTGGGTCGTCGGCGATTATCATTGGCTGTCGCTGACGGACTGCCTCGCCTACCGCGACGATCGCGAGGCTGGGCGCGTCCAGGGCGATGAGCCGAACGGCTGGCCCGGCCACTTTGCCATGTCGGTCAGCCATCTTGTCGGAATGGCGGCATGACGCGCCTAACCTATCGCACCCGCGACCTATCCGCCGGTTGCTTCGTCTGCAAAGGCGACGTGCCGATCTGGACGGGTGCCAATGCCCAGGCGCTGGCAGCGAGGCACCATGACAAGCATCGTCACCCCACTTGGTGCGATATCCAAATGTCGGTCCGCTACGGACAGCAGGAAGCCGACCCCCGCCAAATCGATATCGAAGACGCGATCTCGGAGGCCAGTGCGTGACCGATCGCTTGAAGTGCCGCGTTCCTAATTGCCGCAGAACGACTGTTGCGGGTGGCTACACGAACTGGATCTGCATTCCGCATCGCAAGTTGAGCGCACCCGCTGCGCGGCCCGCCTTGGCGCATCTGCGCCGGTTGGCCTGCTGCTCACCCGAACCGGCGATCAGCCAAGCCCGCTTCAACCGATTGTGGCGACGCCTCGAACGCGCCGCCGGTGTCACCCCCAACCCCAGGAGAAGGATCTGATGCACATTGTCGAACTCGACCGACGCGTTTCGCGCGCGTCGATGAACGGCCGTGGTGTCGACCTGACTGCCACCGATCTGGACTTGCTGGTCAGCCTCGGGCTGATCGCCATGCTCCACACGGCAAAAACTGAATATTTGGGGGAACAAGCACGATGCCGCCACGCCCGGCACCACTCTATCGCAGAGGCAAATACTGGCTCGACAAGCTCCGCCGGGAAGACGGAACGGAGCGTTCGCGCAGCTGGTATATCTTCTGGTACGATCCCGACGCGCGACGCGAAGCAAGCGCGTCAACGCGTACAGCGGAAGACGAAGCTGCAATCTGCGCGCTAGATCAGCGCTACCTCGCCGATCGCGGGGAAGCCGCCGCCTATTGTCATGCCTGCGGTCAGCCGCTGGCGTCGGCCGCCGCCTACCTGCTGACCGACGCGATGGCCGATTATGAGATTGAGCACGGCGCGCTGAAGGATTCGGCGAGCAGCATTTCCGCACGGCTGAAGCACATTGCGGACTTCCTCGACGCCCAGGAGGCATCGGGCGGCATGTTCGGCATCGAGACGACCTGCGCCGTCGCGTGCGGGACGCCGTTCATCGAAGCGTTCAGGGCCTGGTCGAAAGACCAGCCGGTCGTCTGGCGCAACAAGGACGGTGACATAACGGCATCGCGGCCCCGAGCGGCCGCAACGACCGAGGAGTCGGTGTTGCAGATCGCGGCCGCGCTGAACCATGCGGCCGACGCCGATCCGCCCAGGTCGGAGCGCAGGCCGGTTTACAAGCCGAAGCCGCGCAAACAGGTGTCGCGCCCGCGCAAAGTGCGTATCGACGTCGCGGCGATCGCCGACATGGTGGCCTATGCGGCCGAACCGGAGAAGAAGCGCGCTTCCCTCCACTCGTTCCTTGTCGCCTCGATCTGCACGCTGGCACGCCCCGATAGCGTCGTGGATATCTGCGTCGCGCCCGAGCGGGAGCAATGGTACCGCGGATCTGCGACGCTCGATCTGAATCCGTTCGGCCGCGAGCAGACGAACAAGCACCGTCCGGTGATACCCGTTCTGCCCATCCTTCAGGAATGGCTCGCGGCCGAGCTGGACGCTTATCAGCGCCTCGATGCCGACAAGCGCAAGGGCGCGGGCTTTCTGGTCAACTACTACGGCCGGTCGATCCTGGACGTCGACACGTCTTGGCGGACCATGCTGCGCGAGCTGAAGCTCCCGACAACGCGGGAATGGAAGCCGTATGTGATTCGGCACAGCCTCGCGACGCTGCTGCGCGATCGCGGCGTGCACAAATGGGATCTGGAGGGCTTCCTCGGCCACGACGCCAACAGCACGACCGAAATCTATGCGGTCGGCCGATTTGGCTCGGTGGCGAAGGCTCTCGAGGACATTACCGGGGAAATCGATGTGCGCTCTGACGGCGCTATGCGCCGAAAGTGCGCCGAAAACATCGCTATCCGGTCCCTCCGGGGTGGGAGGTTTTTATGA